AGGAACTGATCGTGCACCGCCTTGTGCAGCCGCACGTTCTGAATGCCCAGCTTTGCCTGCTGGAGAGCCTGATCTGGATCCTGATCGGGCGGCGCCACGTTCATCCGCAGCCAGCAATCCTCGCTCGAGAGATACTCCTGGCACTTTGCCGATTCCCACTGATGGTAATCATCCGCCTCTGGCATCAGCGACGGCTGAGGCTGGGGAGGCTGGAACGGAGCCGGGATGGGCGTAGGAAGACCCTGCATTGCCGCCTGCTGCTCGGCTTCAATCTGCTGCTTCGCATGTGCAGCCGCAGCCGCGGCGATATCCTCAGGCGTTGGGATGGTCGGGGCCGATTGCAGCAACTCCTCCAGCTCGCGGGTTTGCTTCTTGTACGCGATGGCCGGAATCAGCACCAGGTCTGGATTCCCGTTGAGTTCGATAAACTCTAACCAGTTATCCGGCGACTCGAAAATCGCCTGTCCCACCGGAGATTGCTCCGCCATCTTTACCAGGTCTGCGAGGTTCGAGCGCTTTGCCGCCGTCGTCTCAGGGAAGCTCGAATCTGAAACATGCGCGTGGAAATTGCCCTTCTTCAGCCGCTCCAGCTTGACGGTAACCTTGCTTCCGTCCGACCCCACAACGGCGATTTCCGTGCCATGATCCGGATTCTTCGACGCCAGCCGAGCCGCCTTTTCCGCAATGCCGGAGAACATGACCTGCATCGAGCCCCAGGCTGGCCCCAGCTGCCCCATAGCCTGAGAGCGGTCCATTGCCTGCCCGGAAGCCGTCTGGCTCGCCTTGGAGTCTCCCTGCAGCGCTGGAAGCGCTCCGGTGAGGTCGTGAGACATCGTGTTGAGTTCCGCGATTGCTTCATCGAATCCCGCCGGAGGCTGCGCTGGGTCCTCGCGATGAATGACCGACTTGGCGATTTCCTGATCCGGAGGGCCTTCCTTCAGCAGAACGTAGTTGTTCGGCCGACTGGGCTGATTCGAGATCGCCTGATAATCCTCATCTGAACCCCGGAAGTAGGTGACGCTCCAGCCGGTCTCATAATTCTCCCGCTTCGCGTTCATGTAGTCGTTGAACGCATCCTGGATCACCTTGTCTGGCTCCATCAGAGCCCCGCCGGTCATGCCATCGCGCTCAATCGGAAACGCTACGTCGATAGCGTCGTCGGGACATTCGTTCCAGCTTTCCGAGTAGGTCTTGCCGACCCACTTGACATGGCAGCCGTCCGGGAAGAGTTGGAGAAAGGCGTCGCGATAGGTGAAAGGCTTGCCAGACTCGTTCTCGCCCCGCGTGGCGACGAGGGTACCGTCGTCCCCACCGGGATATGGGTCGTCGAAGAGCTTATCCTGGAACACTTCTGGCCGGAGAAACCCGTTCAGTTCCGTCGTAAGGTAATTCAGCGCCAAACCGGTAAGGAAAAAGCCCTTCTTCGCCTGCTTCACGCCGATGCGGGCAAACCGATTCCAGTCCGAGTCCCCGATAGACGCTTCCCCAGGCGCGATTTTGTCGCGGATCCACTCATTCTCCGCCTTCAGCGTCAGCGCGTTTTTGTCGTCGAACAGGAAGCAGTACGGAGCTTGCTTCCAGTCTCGGCACACGATGGGAACCTTCGATTCCATAGTGCCGTAGACATCGCAGGTTTCCATCGACCGCGCTTCGCCCTCGTCGTTGGCTCCGAACCGGGAACGGCTTTTCAGCGTGCGAGTCCAGGTCACGACTCGTCCGCTCATGCCAAACAGATAGGAGGCGCGCTTCTGAATCCGCTTGATCTGGCCGCCTTTTTCAGCCTGATCGAAGACCATCCAAAAGCCTTCCGCGGTCTCGGCGGCCTCAATCGATTCCGAGCTCTGATCGTTTGGCGCGAAGCCGATCCCGGGAGGGTTCTGCGTCAGCACTGCATCCATCGATCGCCAGTCGCGGCGGAAGATGTTGTACGCGCCCATAAACATCGGGCACTGCACATTCTGGCCGTTGCCGATATCGACGAACCCGCCAGCTTGCCCGACCTGATAGACCCCTGTCGCCCAGTTCGGGTAAACGTGCTGAATGCCGTCGTAGTAGAAGCGCAGGATGCGATCCAGCAGCACTTCGACGCGCCGGTCGTACATCTCCTGATCCTGCAGCTTTTTGACGATGCCTTCCAGCTTGTCCTTCAGGTCTTTTGGGAGGTCGCGGTTCTTCTCGCCGTAGGTCGGCGGATCGTCCTTTTGCGGGACGGAATCAGGCGACTCCTCGTCGCCGGTCTCTTCCTCTACATCGATCAGAGGGGCCGTTGCCATCAGTTCATCAGACTCCGCCGAAACCTCCGGCTCTCAAGGTCTTTCAGCCCATCTTCGACAAGTTTCGCGCGCTCGATCAGAGCGGCTGCGGCATGCGCCATCTTCTCACAACACACCGTCTCGCCGGGTTGCACAAACTTCATGCAGTAAGGGCATTCGATGGTGCGCGCGACACCGGAGGCCCATATCTCATCGAACTGCTTCTGAACGAACGCGAGTTTCTCGTCTCCGGTCAGCCCTTCCATAGCTTGCCTCGCGCCTTCGACTTGATCGTCTCTTCTGTCGATTTGCTGATGTTACCAGCATGGAATGACCGAGTCGCCCCGCCAATCGCCAGCCGCGCGTGCGTCGGGTCTGAAACCGGGAACGACTTGCCCGGACCAGCAAAGGAGCTTTTCGGCATTCGCTTGCGATCTGCAGAGTAGAGCTTCATCGGCTGTAGAGCTTTCCTTTCGCCCGATACTCAGGCTTGCGTTTCGCTTCTCCCTTTTCCGAGTACATGATGGCGACGGCCTGCTTGGGGTTCGTCACCTTTTTGGAAGTTCCGCCCGAGTACAGCTTTCCCGAGCGGAACTTTGGGAGGACCTCGCTGTATGGCATCTTTTTTAGGTCGTCGCAAGCGTGAACAGCAGCCGTACCTTCAGCGTCCCGGTACCGGTGGCGAAAACCCCGGTAGCGTTCGAGATGAAGATACCCAGCGCATCCACCGTGCTCTCAGCCGCCGACGCGATCTGCGCCCCAGCCAGAGTGAGGATCTGCTTCACCGTGGGCGAGGTCAGGAACGTAGCGGCGATGGTGCCCGTCAGAGCATTGGGAGACCCGGGATTCGCGTTCCCGTAGCCGATCGTGATCGCGCCGCCCGAAGTCCATGCCGTTCCGCCGTTCTCGTTCACCAGAATGGCCTGCTGGACAACGTAGAACGATCCCGCCGGCGGCGCCGGGAGCAGTTCCACCGGAGTCGTGAACATGGTGTTGACCTGGGCTGCAGTCAGGCTCAGAGTCAATTCGTTCTGCTGGCCGCCGCTGCGTAGATCCCAGATCGAGACGTTAGCCGGCTCGACCGCAGCCTCGTAAATGGCCTGCGTTCCGCCCAGCTTCGCCCAACCGGGAGAGATGATGACCGTCCCGCCACCGACCGCGCTGGCTGCGTTCAATGCTTCCTGGAGGCCGAAGGTCCCGGAGCGAACCTGCTCGCCGGCACCATGGGCATTCGCGAACGTCGCCGTAATCAGGATGTTGCCGAGCGTATCGAGCAAAACGCTGGACGGTGTAACAGTTTCCGCATTCGATCCCAGCCCAACCGTGATTGGTGTGGTGGTCGAAGGAACGCACGAAGCGGAATTCGGGTTGACTGACTTCTGCGGCTGGCAGGTCAGCGTGTAAGCGCCGGTTCCGGTCGATCCTGTAATGACCTGGAGAGCCGCCGGGGCGTCGGTATTGACTCCATAGGCATACGCAGCAGCGTCGTACATGCCCGCGAACTTGGAAATGATTGCCATTGCACTCTCCTTGAGTTACAGCCCGCCGTATTCCGGCTCTGAATTTTGCTGCTCGCCGCCCTGATGAGCCGGCTCCTGCGATTCCTCCCCGAGGAACTTGTCCAGAGCCATCTTCGCCTCATCGGCTGAATTGCCCTGGTGGTCTTCGTGCTCACCGGTCTCATCGATGGAATGAGAATGGGCTTCCATGCCGTCATGGTGAACGACGTGGTGCTTATCTCCACCGGTGATGTGGTGTCCCATGTGAGCCATCATGTGCAGATGGTCGGGGTGCTCCATCGGCTCCCCACCGTGCATCTGGCTGCTGAAATGACCGTCGCCGTGCTCGGTGATGGTGTGGGTCTTCTCGCCACCATCGCCGGGTTCCGCGGCGGGTTTGGCCATGCCTTCCATCGGCTTGGGCTTGTACTCAGGCTTTTCGCCCTTGCGCATTTTGCCAAGCCCGTCGAATCCGTCGCGTGCCATCACGCCGCCTGCTTTCTTTCCAGCGAAGAGTGATTCATGGCAATCTGAGTTGCCATTGCCTTAATGTGCCCGGGAGTAGGCTGGAACTGAAGAGGAAAGCGACCCGGGAGAATACGGCACAGCTTTGTAAATGCCGCGTGGCGAACTTTCCGACGATACTTGCTGGCCGTAGTCATCCCGAAACGTCCTTTCTTACTTGCGGAAGCTGGGCGCTGCGGCAGGGTTCTGGCTGATCGAGACGGTGAACGTGGTCGCACCGGTCGAGGGGCCGATGGGCACAACCAGAGTGCCGTTGGCGGTCGTGCCATCCGGAGCCAGAGTGGAAGCTCCCAGAGTGAATGCAGTCGCCGTGTCGCTGGCCGGAACCGTCGCCACAACCTGCGTGGTATCGGCGGATGGAACCAGAGAAACGGTCGCATCAGACGCGCTCCAGGTGTAGCTCGGAACGTAGGTTGAGCCGGCGGGCGGGACGTAGGTCGAGCCGTTGGCGAACAGAACTGCCGTGAAACTGCCGGTCGAACCGGCAACAATGATCGGGGTCGTGGACATGGAATTCTCCTGGGTGATGCTAATGGTGTACTTTACGGGCCGCAGGGCTCTGATTTCCCGCAGAATCTCATGATTCTGGCGTTCGATCTCATCCAGCCGCCGAATAACTTCCGGGTCGTGCTCGCGTCTGTGGCTCATACGCCTCCGCCACATCAGCCCCTCTGGGTCCATGCTTCAGGCCCCGTGTGGAGTTTGGGAGGGTCTGGATGCCATTCTCCGGCAGGAGCAGGAGCGCGCAGTGGAGTTTGCGGTTCTGGGGTCCATGCTGTCTGGGCGGCTGGCTGATTCGCCACCACTGCAAGCGTCAATTCCGTTACCGGCGCTCCAATCCCGGGAGCGCGACTCAGATACGCCTGCTGATATTGCCAGCCGAAACGGACAATATGGTCCGGTGAGCCATCGC